GGCAACTCTGCATCGCTTGCATTAGGACCTTGCACTGTTTCGATAGTAATCGAACGCAGATATTGCAAAACTTGCTTGCCGTTTGGCGTTTTAAATAACGCTTGTATGTCTTTGGAAACGCGTTCGTCTTCGGACTTACTGCGTGGCAGGCCGTCCAAGCCCAAGTGTTTCTGCATCTGGTAGTTGCCCTGTTTGTTGTGCTTGTGCAATTTGTTGTGCAGCTTGCACTAATTGCTGCCTTTCTACGCTGTCTCTTACCAACGTATCAGGGACACCAAACTTCTTAGCAAGATACAGTGCAGTATCTTCTGAGTTGATTAGAAGGTTCAAAACTTCTGGCCCAAACGTACCGCCTACAAGTTGCAAGTAACGAGCAACAGAACTGATGTCCTGATTAGCTTGTGCCTGTGCAAGAGGAGATACGGACCTTACTTTCACCTCACGCCCGTTGATAACGGGCATGTCTATGCGTCCCTGTTTCTTTAGTATGTATACAACCCGCTGCAAAACAGGTTGAACCATTTCGGCTTGTAGCCTGCCAAAAGCAGATCCAATCCGTCTGGATAGATCAGCCATGCGTTCTGCCACCTCTGTAGCAGACGCTGGTGTTTTATTAGGATCACCAAGCATATCATTATACAAAGCGCGTTTGATGTTGCTTCTCATATCATTCAATACAAGATTGGCTACATCAAAGTTGCCAGCGTTCTTGATTGGCTGCAAGCCAGCCGATCCCATAGCTTTGGGGATGATAGTTCCCGGCACTAAGTTAATTGTGTCTGTGTTGATAATGCCATCATCGTCCATCTGATAGACGCCAGAGATAGCCATCTGTGCATTTTCAAGAACAAGTTCGATTGTAAGGTTGGTGGTCTTGATTGCAGAAAGTGCGTTAATCAAAGGCCCGCGGCCATAGACTTCGCCAGAGGCTTTGCTAAATCTAAAACAAACATAAGGGTTAGAACCGCTACCCTCAAAAAGTTCGTAGTAAATCATTTCGCGATCATCGCAGTTGATCACATAGTAATCATACTTCTCTTCATTCAAATCGCTATAATTTCTACAAACAATCTCAAGAATCTTTACCTTCTTGTCAGGTTCAGACTGCATTCCCCTTAATGTTTTTTCGCCGACAATACCTTTTGGATATGCGATGGCAATGTCAGTATTCTTGATCTTACGTTCCCTATAGACGTGATCAATTTTGTCATCAGGGCCAGTATCAAGGTAGACACTAGGGAGAGGGATTGCATTAAAGCGGACAGGATTAATTGCGTCACCTTCTTCAACCAGAAGGATGCCTGTTCCCACAGCAAGGTCCATGAATGACTCATGGATTTCTTGTCCGAAATTCGAGTTTTGGATGATCTCGAAAACATAGTCAGTAACTTCATCCAGTTCATTGTTCACCTGATCCTGTTGTTCTTTCGGAACCTCAGAGCCAGCAATGAAGTCTGCCCAACGTGCAAAGTTAGGAACTAGCCCCGACTGCAAACGAGAAGCAAACTCTTGCGTACCAACAACAGCAGTCTCGTCGAAAATCTTATCATCACGTCGTTGCCCTGCAACTTCGTGGTAAAAGCTTTGCCTCATAGGCAAAGCATACTCGTAGCACTCTTCGAATATTGACTCGAAATTACTTCGGCTACCTTTTGCACGCTCATATTTTTTGAGCATGCGATCTATCATTTGATCATCATGCATTACAGAGTCTCGTCATAATAGCCGACACCGCCCGCTGTGCTTGTAAGCAAAGATGGCACTGTCGTGCCGCCGCTGCCACCAGAAGCAGCCACTTTGTCTGCAAGGTTTTTCTGCTTTTGCTTATCTTTTTCAGCCTTCTCTGCTGCTTCTTGATTCTCGCGTTCAATCTCAACATCAGGGTCAGGCTTAGGCGTTGGCGTACTGCCACCGAACAAACACATTACAATATCCTCTTTGCTACTCTTTATGTGTATCTTGCTGTTTGCTTAAATAGCAACGCACAAATTACATCCTTGCCCAAAGACCTTCTCTGCGTTTTTTCGGGCGACGAGAAAATACATCGTAATCTCTCGCCGCTTGAAAAGGTTTAGTCTGCATTGAAACATTAGACAAGATAGATCTGCCTTCTCCAGCACCAAGCATCATGTACTGCAATGCATCATGAATGTGAGAAAAGTGGTTCTTGTCTGGTTTGTCTGCATATCTTTCGCCAGATACCTGTATACGTTTGTACTGATACCCACCTTCAAAGCCTTTGATAATCGTGCGACATCGCTGATCAATTAGCAACCCAGACAAGCCTTCTACCATGCGAGACAATGGAGCAGATACAGATTCAAGTCGCAGCGATACATCATTGCTTGGCGCAGGCCGTGCGTTCAAACCAGCGCCGCGCATGATTTGAAATGGCGTAGACTCGTCAGTCTGTGCGCGGAAGTCACCAGCAGGATCGCCAAAGATAATGATCTCGCAGTCATTGTATCTTGTGCTTATTTCATGCCGCAGAACTTCAGCAAACCTGACAATGCCCATGTCGAAAGCGACAATCTCTTGCAGAAGCATCCATCTTCCGCGAATCTTTTGACCAATAATTGCAGCCGGTGTCAGTCCAAAATCGATGCCAATATAAACTGGCATACCAGAAGCGACTGGGATTTCTTCTTTCGCAACGTGCATGTCTGAAGCAAACATAGGGTAAACAGGCTTACCATCTTGGATGCTACCGAATCTGTTCATAACATAAACATCGATCCAGCTTTTTGTTTTGCCTTGTACAATGTTTGAGTAATAGTCTTGCCGCATGTTATTTTTGTTTTCTGCGGCCTCATTAGGGACATATGACTCGACATCCCCCTCTTCATTCTTCTCTTCTCTCATGCCAGAAGGTTGAATAAAGAAGTCCCAGTTATCTGGCTTCACAAGCATCTTTGCTTCTTCACGCCCAATGTGATCTGGCACTGGCACTTCGCCAGCCATAATCGGCCACCAGTGATCTTCTTCTGGCGCGTTTGTATCGCAGATAACACCAGTCCATGTGCAGCCACCATCCTTCATAGAAGGGAATCGGCCAACACGCATAGTACAAGCATCAATGATTGACTTAGGTATCTCCCTAGCCTCGTTTACCCAAATGCCAGTCAGTTCGAGGGAGAGAAGCTTCTTAACATCTTCGGGTCTATCGAGGGCTAGGAAGATAACTTCTAAATCCAGGTCGTTCTTTTTGATGTGATGCGTATAGGGAACGGACCATAAAAACTTACCCCAGTCTTCTTCTGGGAACCAATCAAGCCAAGTTTTAATGGTAGTGGTTTTAAGCTGTGGGTTGGTATTTCTTATAACAGCCCAACGGGATTTACGCATTCCGTCCGGGCCTTTCTTCTGCTGCAATGATCTGCGGAACAACTCAACGCAGCAGCTAACAGACTTCCCAGATCCAACAGGGCCACGCAAGCCGCGAAAGAATGCATCCGATTTCATAAAAGCCTTTAGGACATCGCCATCAGGCTTAAAATTAAAGTTGGTCAATCTTTCTATCCACGCCCTGTTTTAAAAGATGCTCAACGGTAGATGGGCCTATAGAGGAGATAATCTTATCTGCCTCGTAATCAGTTTGAAATTCTTTCGGGAAGTATTGCATATGAACAGTGCGTACAACGCGCCGTAAGATCTCACGCTCTTCCTTCTTGAGCGTATGCATAAAACTCATCTATACCTCTTGGCGATTTGCCGCGCAGCTTTGGGCTGCTTTGAAAACTGCTTACCCTTCTTCAGAGCCTTCCGCTTTGCGGCAGTAGATGCTGCATACTGAGAAGCAGACATAGCCTTGATGGCTTTCTCAGGAAGGTAACGCTCTCCTGTTGCCTTTGATCCCTGTGTCGATGGCTTGCCAGATTTAGTGCGCCACTTCTGTTTAGTCCAGCGTACTAATGAGCGTTGTGACTTAGACTTAGCCACGGTAGCCACCTCCAGCTTTTTTATACTGTAAAGCAAGCATCTGCGCTTTACGCGCCGACCATTGACCCGGAGCGCCGCCCTTGCCACCAGCCTTAATGCGGTTAAAGATGCGCCGCCTCATGGCTGGCTTGGTATAGTTGCCAGCCTCATTTACACGAGACTTAGCCATTAGTAACCTCGGCTATACTTTCCAGCAGCAGGCATCTTCTTCTTAGCTGCTGCCTTTTTGGCTGCCTTCTTAGCAGCGGCTTTGCCTTTAGCAGTGTATGGATATTTCTTACCAGCGACATTTGGCATGTTACTTACCTTTCTTTTTTGATTTCATAATCTTCATCTGAAGGGCTTTTGGAAGTGTCTTCTGTTTGGCGGTCAGCATTGAACTGCCTGCCGCTTTCTTTGCCACCTTCTTCATTTCTTCTTCCTTTTCTTCATTGCTTGATAACGAGCAAGCAGCCGCCTGCCTTTAGCAACAGCACTAGCTTTGTCACCGCGATGCCCCCATGCCTCTAGTGAGAGCTTCAATCTCGTCTTCTTGCCATCCTTCATCAGCGGACCCTTGGCGCTGCCCATCCGAACTAGGAAGCTGCCCTTGCGACGTATCTTCGCTGGCGTATCCGCTGCTCCTTTTACGGGCGCTTTCAAGTTGCCTTTTTTGCCTGACTTGGTTCTGTAAGAGGCGCGACCTTTGGCGTTGAGACCACCTTTGGGGTTCTTGCCTGCTTTTCTTGTCCATGCTGGTGTCTTAGCCATTACTTTGGAAGCACTATTTTTTTACGGAGTTCACGTTCTTTTCTTATACCGGACTCTGTTATTGATCTTTCATATGCGCTTTGACCATATAACATTCCTTCACTGCCAAACTCGCCAGCAAGGTTGCCAAGCATATCTGGGGTATTTGTTTCTACTAAACGCGCCTCTGCTGGAGTAACAAACATGCTAGTAAACTTGTCCCACAGTGACTTGCGCTTGTTGGTCATAGGACCACGAAGAACAAAATCTGCCGCACCTTCTGGCGGGTCGTCATCAAAATCTATGTTAACTACATTTGGCTCTGGAGGAATGACTATCCTGACAGGCATGTTGTCGTCACTGCCCTCTGCCATAGTTCTTTCAGCAAGAAACCGCGCAGAAAAATACACCCTCTTCTCAGGTTCTTTTTCAGACGCTTTAATATAATCTGATGCAGTTTTTAGGTTTGAGTATTGCTGCCACTCGCCGGGAGGTGGGAAGTCATATGTATCTTCTACGATCAACCTGTCGCCATCACGGCGAACATCAAACCCACCAAGGGCCATCTTCATCTGTTCTTGGAAACCAGACAGATCAAAGTTTTTGTCCCTAAAGACATTGCCAAGATTGTAATGCCTGTTGATATCTTCATATGAAATCTTAGCCACAAACCCATCAGGTAGATCTGGCGCAACCTTGGTTACAACATCACGCAGTAACTCTAATGCCTCTCCACTTATATCATCTTCCGTAAGCGTTCTTCTGTTGCTTGGCATAAAAGCAGTGCGAAACGAATTGATAACACCGCGCAAATAAAAATTCTGATGAAGAGGCAAGTCTTCAAGCATCATGCCAAGCGTTACGCCAGCTACCGTAGGTAATGGCCGTGTGGCAGTTTCGGGTTCGGAGTTAGCTTTTTTTATTTCCATGCCTCTATATCGCCGCTTATAGCTTCAGAAATCAACGCACAAAATCAAACAAACAACTCAAGCCCCAACCATTATCAATATGTAGATGGTCTTGATGTGCCTCATCATGGTCAGGTGTCATCACAGTTGTAAAGTGCTTACACCCATAACGATACGCTTTGCGCCAACGCTTGCTAATAGGAACGCCGTCAATGGCTGTAACATCTATGGCATTGCCATAACTATGCTGTGACCAAAACATAGAACCAGCAATCTTACGACAATTGTACCCGCCAACATGCGTTATGTGACGAGCATCTATATCAGCAGCCCATTCGCCAACCTTACGAGCAAACTTGCATGAAAGAGTTATTG